CTTGGTGGTGGCTGTGCTGGCTTTAGTTACAAATGGGATTATGCAGAAGAACCTATAGATGGTTACAGTTTATTTCCTATCAGAGATGATATAAAATTAGCTGTTGACAAAACTTCTGAAATGTATATTATGGGTAGTACTATAGATTATGTGCAAGAACTTATGGGTAGTTTTTTAAAGATAGATAATCCACTAACTAAGTCTTCATGTGGATGTGGAGAAAGTTTTAGTGTCTGATTATCCACCAAAGCAGATTATGGACAAGATTGATAACATAGAAAAGAAGATAGATAGGATAGAACAAAAACTAGACAAACACATTAACTTTATAATGAAAGTATATGGTCCTTTGTCTAGGCCTATTGAAAAAGTTAAAAAATGGTTTGAGTAATGAAGATAGAAGTACTTACAAATAAAGATCATGTAGTGTTTATAAAATACTATCCTGGACTTGCTATAGTATTTGAACCAGATGTAACTGGAAAGAATGCCATATGTCCTTCTGATATATTTGTAAGAGACTTAGATACTATCAAAGACTTTAAATTTAACATGATACATGAATATGGTTTTGTGCAAAGACTCAATCTGATGAGCTAATATTCATAAAATAAATAATAGTAATTCTTTATGATAATAAAAAAAAATATGTTTCTTAACGATTTTCGCAGTTTTCTTAACGGTTTATTAATCGTAGATTAAGGTACAATGTGGTATAGTTATATACATAATGGTATGAGGTCCGCGGTCGTTTAGGCAACCGGCTCAAATCAAATATTAATATTTAATATAAGGAGCAATCATGGCTTGGACAAAACCTCAAATTACTGAGATTTCAGTAGGACTAGAGATCAACTCTTACGCCTGCGCAGAGCAGTAATACCAAAGTTTGGGCAGAGTAAAATTCCTTTAAGGATTGAATCTGCCCACATCTTTTAAATAAATAATTACATGGCATATAGTAAACAACTTATAGATCATTATGAGAATCCTCGCAATGTCGGTTCTATGGACAAAGAGGATCCAAACGTCGGTACTGGATTAGTAGGAGCACCTGCTTGTGGAGATGTAATGAAGTTACAAATCAAAGTAGATCCTGAAACTAATAAAATTACTGACGCTAAATTTAAAACATTTGGATGTGGTTCAGCTATTGCATCCAGTTCATTAATAACGGAGATGGTTAAAGGAAAAGCTACAAATGAAGCAACACGAATCAAGAATACTGATATTGCAACAACTTTGGCGCTACCACCAGTTAAGATCCATTGTTCTGTTCTTGCAGAAGATGCTATCAAAGCTGCTGTCAAAGATTATGAAGTAAAGTGTGGATGCAGTTCAGAAAAATAGCTTGACTTATAACACAAAATCAATTAAAATATAATTCTAAATAATATTGCGACTTAAAAGGAGGCATTATGAGAAATCTAATACCAAATTGGTTAATGGCATTTGCATTATTTTATGTTATATTGCAAATTATTACAATTGAATATCCCAAAGATCCGAGAGGGGACGAAAAACCACCTAGACTATTGAGCGAACATCTTGATACAATTAACAATATGTATGCTGCTGATATTACACATAAAGTGTCTTACGAAGATAATACTAAACAAGAAAGTGTTGTATGTCTTGCCAAGAATGCTTATTTTGAAGCGAGAAATCAATCAGTACTTTCTCAGATAGCTGTAAGTCAGGTAGTTATGAATAGAGTACAAAGTCCAGATTATCCTAATACTGTTTGTGGTGTTGTATACGAAGCACAACTAAGTACATGGTATAAAGAAAAAATGGATAAAGAAGTACCTCTAAAACATAAATGTCAATTTAGTTGGTACTGTGATGGTAAAGCAGATATCATAACAGACATTGAATCTTATAATATTGCATTAGCTGTTGCCCATCAAGTATTATCAAAGTATACTATGAGAGATGTTACTGATGGAGCTCTTTTCTATCATGCTTATTATGTTAAACCAAGATGGGCAAAAGAAAAGATTAAAACAGTAGTTCACGAAGATCATATTTTTTACAAAGAAAGGGAATAAATTGAAAGCTGGTAAAGTATGGGGTGAGACAAGAGCTCTACTTCAAAATCCTGTTGTAGAGTTTCACCGAATTGAAGTTAATGCTGGAGGTGAATGTAGTACACATAAACACTCGCATAAGTGGAATGGATTTTTTATAGAAGAAGGTGAAATGGAAATCCATGTTTATAAAAATGATTATGAGTTAGTTGACAAAACTATTTTGTATGCTGGAGACTTTATGGCAGTCAAACCAGGTGAGTATCATTTATTTAAAGCAAATAAAGATACTATAGCTTTTGAGATATACTGGCCAGAACTTTTATCTGAAGATATTCAGAGAAGGAGTGTTGGAAAAATGAATGCATAATATAATGTCAACTTCTAAATTCAGTAAAATTATTACTGACATGGTAGAAGAAAAAGATATAACTTATATGGATGCAATCATGGACTATTGTTATAAGAATCAGTTAGAAGTAGAAAGTGCTGCCAAACTAGTTAATCAAAAAATAAAGAAACAACTAAAAGAAGAAGCTACAAAATTAAATTTTATTAAAGATGAAGAACATATATGAAGGTTTTAATGCTTATAAACTTTACTTAGCAGTTAAGAATCATTTTACAACAAGTTATGATTTTTTTAAATATAATGGTAAGGTGAATGCTAAGGAAGATAGCTTTCTTAAAAGAAAAGATAAGTTCTTCTTTGCTAAACTTCAACGAAAATATAAAGATAATGATCTAAGAGATTTATTCGTTAGTAACTTTGCTGATGGTGAAGATTTTTGGATCGGTAATGTTTTAACTCAGAAAGCAGAATCTGTTTATAATGAATGGAAAGCTAGACAGATTAAGCTCTCTTATATCTTTGAACAAGACTTAAAGTTTCTAAAAGAATATTATAGCGATAGAGATTTAGATTTCAATAGTTTATTTGTTATGGAGAATGGACATCCAATATTACTTCAATGTGTTTTGAGAAATGATATCTTTGTTGAAACTATGATCATTATAGATAAGACTTTAAACTATTCAAGAAGATGGAATAAAGTTTTAGATGATCCAGTTTGGACAGAGTTTAAAAAACGTATGGATAAGTATAGTCCATTTATTGAATATGATACTAACAAAGCAAAACAAATAATGAGAAAGGTGTTTGCATGAACAATGAAGTAGAGGCATATGTTGGTGAACTACAAATGTTAAGAAGTAAAGTTAAGAAACAAAAAAGAATTATAGAAGAACTTAAAACTGCACTCAATGAACAAAAACAACTGTTGACTGAATATAGATAATACATTATACTATAAATAGTTTTATATTATGAATAATGTGGACAATTTTAATACAATGCAATATAAGGAGATAAGATGTCACAATCATTTGCAGAGCTTAAACGCTCATCACAGTCCAGTCTGGACACATTACTTAAAGAAACAAATAAGCTAACATCTAACGAACAAAGAGGTAAAGATGAACGCTTTTGGCAGCCAAGTGTAGATGCATCTGGTAACGGTTATGCTGTTATTAGATTTTTACCTGCTGCTAAAGGAGAAGATATTCCTTGGGTTAGAATATTCAACCATGGCTTTCAAGGTCCTGGTGGATGGTATATTGAAAACTCTTTAACTACATTAGGTAAAGATGATCCTGTAACTAAACATAATAATATGTTATGGAACAGAGGAGATGATGCTGGTAAAGATCAAGCTCGTAAACAGAAAAGAAGATTACTATACATTAGTAATGTTTATATTGTTAACGATCCATCTAATCCAGAGAACAATGGTCAAGTTAAACTATTCAGATATGGTAAGAAGATATTTGATAAACTTAATGAAGCTATGAACCCACAGTTCGAAGATGAGAAACCTTTGAACCCATTTGACTTTTGGGAAGGTGCAAACTTTAAGATTAAGATTCGTAACTTAGAAGGTTATAGAAACTATGATAAGTCTGAGTTTGAGAAGCCTGGAAAGTTAGATGAAGACGATTCTAAGGTTGAACAAGTTTGGGCTAGTCAATATTCTTTGAATGAGTTTATTGATCCAAGTAACTTCAAAACTTATCAAGAGTTAGAAGCTAAGTTAAATAAAGTTCTTATGACAAGTTCATCTGATGTAACAGCAGAAGATGTTGAGCTTGCACCAGAGCCTGCTCCATCAGTAACACCACCTAAAGAAAGTGTTGCTCCAGCTCCTGAAGAGGATGATGCTGATATGGATATGTTTAAGAAAATGTTAAACGATTAATTACATGGCTGATAAGCCAGCGGAGTAGTCGGAAGTTCTTCCACTATACATGGAGTCTGGATTTCTAGTACCTGGTCTACTATTATTTCCACCTCCATCTCCTCCTTGTTGAATATTAGTTTGAACTGAAGTTGATGTATTATTAGTTGTAGATCCTCCAGTATTTCGATTATTAACTTGTTGAGTCATCATACTGTTAATTGTTGGACTACCGTTTGCCATCATTGCAGTACCAAGATTATTTTTAAACGGATCCTTTTCCAACTCGCTTCTTTGCTTAGGTTCTACCTTTAATCCTTCTTCCCTCATTTTTTTTTGTTTTTGAAATTCAATTTCTCTATCAACAAATGCCTTAGATGATGGATCCAAATCTTCATAATCTTTATTAAAATTTGTTTGAAGACCTAATTTTTTAACTTCAAAAGAACGATCACCACTTTTTTGTCCTTCTTCAGCAAATTTTTCAATTACATCTTTTCTAAGTTTTTTTGTTTCTTCTTCATTAGCTTCTTCTTCACTAGGTTTCAAAGCAACCTCTTCTTCATTACCAATTCTTTTTGCTATAAAGTCTGGTAAAATAGATTTTAAATTTTCTAGAGAAAAGAAATCTTTTATTCTTTGAAAAGTATTACCAATAGTTTCAAATACACTATCTATTTTTTCTTTTATTTTATCGCGAAAATTAATAGCTGATTCTTTAATTGAATCACTTAATGTTTTAAATTCATCAATAACTTCTGGTTTTAATGTAAACGCTTCTTTAACTCTTAATCCAAACTCTTTAGCATCTTTCATAAATGGAGATTCTTGACCTTCTGCTCCAAATAAATAATCAAATCCATCAGACAATTTAGGTATATCACCTTTTTCAATATTAGGCAATAGTGCTAATAAATTTAATGGATTAAGTTCATCTAAAAATTGTGCTACACCTTTACCAAATTGTTTTAAACTTTCTCCTAGTGTAAACTCTTCATGTCCTGGAGTTCCAGCAAATATGGCATTTTTTAATCCAGTAAACATATTATCAACAGCTTTTGTTAACTCTGGAAAATTTTCAGCAAAAAAACCTAGTTTTTCAGGTTCCATACCTTCAGGCATTGGAGGTCCTTGTACTTCAGGTTCTTTTTTATCTGGTGCAAAAAAACCTTTATCATCACCTCTAATTAATTTATTAATAACATCAGCTGCAAATACAGTACCAAATAATCCTCCAAGAGTTGAAATTCCTTTTTTTAATTTTGAAGTAGCAGCAGCTGCAGCTTCTTTGATTCCAGTACCTTCTGTTCTTTTAGATTCAGTTTTAGATTCAGCTTGAGCTGCTTCAGCAGCATCCATAACTCTTGCTTGTGCTTCATTTGTAGCCATTGCATTTTGTAATAATGTTCCAGTATCTTGTTTTATTTTGATTAGAACTGAAAGTATTTGTTCAAAAATTGATTTTGATGGGTCAATAGATACAGCTTCAGGTGTTTCTTGTAC